ATATTCTTTATATTTTGGGAGGCATGCAAGGCTGACCCTAGGTGCTTTGGGATGATATATCTAAAGATAAGGCGTTCGGGATTCTCATTCATGTCATCATCAGAGTGCGTAAACATAGGTACTCTTGCCCGTGATGCAAGGGTTGGTATCCTATCAAAGACGGGTGCTGACGCCAAGAAGATGTTCACCGATAAGGTTGTTCCTATCAATAGCAGGTTGCCATTCTTTTTCAAACCCGTCATGGACGGTATGGACAAGCCTAAGACTGAGCTTGCATATAGGGTTCCTGCTTCAAAGATTACAAAGAAGAACATGTACAACGCTGCTGATAGTAGTGTTGATGGACTTGATACCACAATAGATTGGAAGAACACTGAGGAGAATAGTTATGACGGTGAAAAGCTACTTTTTCTTGCGCACGATGAGAGCGCAAAATGGATAAAACCTAATAATATTTTAAACAATTGGCGTGTAACAAAGACATGTCTTAGGTTGGGTAGCAAGATAATTGGTAAGTGCATGATGGGGTCTACCTCAAATGCGCTTAGCAAAGGTGGTGATAACTACAAGAAGCTATACGAAGACTCTAGGGTTGATAGCAGAAACGCCAATGGTCAAACCAAAAGTGGAATGTATTCCTTATTTATTCCAATGGAATGGAACATGGAGGGGTTCATTGATATACATGGGATGCCCGTATTCAGAAAACCGGACGCTCCGATATTGGGAGTTGATGGTGGCAAGGTGACAAATGGTGCTATAGACTATTGGGAAGCTGAGGTTGAATCTTTGAAAGGAGACGCAGACGCTCTTAACGAATACTACAGGCAGTTCCCCCGTACTGAAAGCCACGCCTTTAGGGATGAGAGTAAGTCTTCAATATTCAACCTTACCAAGATATACCAACAGATAGACTACAATGACTCTCTTATTAAAGAGCACCACTTAACCAAGGGGTCATTTCATTGGAAGGATGGAGAGAAAGACTCTAAGGTTGTTTGGACTCCTGACACTAGGGGTAGGTTCTTGGTAAGTTGGATGCCAAACTCAAGGCTTCAGAACAATGTACTTAAGAAGGGAGACATGAAGTTCCCCGGCAATGAGCATCTTGGGAATTTTGGGTGTGACTCCTATGACATTTCTGCTGTAGTTGGAGGCAGGGGGTCAAATGGTTCCCTTCATGGGATGACCAAGTTTCACATGGATGAGGCTCCCGTAAATGAATTTTTCCTAGAGTATATCGCTCGTCCACAGACTGCTGAGATATTCTTTGAAGAGGTACTTATGGCGTGTTGCTTTTATGGTATGCCAATCTTGATAGAGAACAATAAGCCTAGGCTTCTATACCATTTCAAGAACAGGGGTTATAGGAACTTCTGTCTTAATAGACCCGACAGGCATTATTCAAAACTCACAAAGACAGAGAGGGAGCTTGGTGGTATACCTAACACATCTGAGGATGTGAAGCAGGCACACGCATCAGCTATCGAGACGTATATTGAGAGGTACTTGGGTATTGATGTCACCGGTGTGTACAGGGACAATGACGAGATTGGAAGTATGCCATTCACTAGGACTCTTGAGGATTGGGCAAAGTTCGATATAAACGACAGAACTAAGTTTGATGCCTCTATTAGTTCAGGCTTGGCTATTATGGCTAACCAAAAGCACGTATATTTACCGGAGAAAAAAGAGTCGAAAATAAGTATTAATTTCGCTAGGTATACCAACAACGGCAGTTTAAGTCAAATTATTAAATAAATGGCGTGTTTATATAGACACATAAGAAAAGATATTAATGTTCCTTTTTATATAGGGATAGGTAAAAATGTATCAAGAGCATATTCTATTACACATAGGAATAAGCATTGGACTTCTATTGTAAATAAAACAGAATATGAAGTAGAGATTTTATTTGATGATATTGATTATGGTTTTGCTAAAGAAAAAGAAATAGAATTTATTGATATATATAAAAGAAAGGAAGATGGAGGTACTCTTTGTAATATAACAAAGGGGGGTGATGGGGTTTTAGGTCTTATGCATAATGACGAAGCTAGAAAGAAAATGGGAGAGCCAAATAAAGGTAAAACCATTTCTGAGTGGCATCGTAAAAGAATATCTGAGTTTCACAAAGGGAAAAAAACATCTGAAGAAACTAAAAGGAAAATGTCTGAAAAGGCATTAGGCGAAAATAATCATAGATATGGTGTAAAGGCATCTGAAGAGACAAAGCAGAAAATGAAAAATTCTGCTAAAAAAGGTGAAGAAAACTCATCATCAAAACTTACTGTTTCAGATGTTTTAAAAATAAGAGAATTGAATAAATTAGGAATTAGTCAAAGAAAAATAGCTACTCAATTTAATGTTTCAAGAAGTGCAGTAGCTGCTATTGTTAACAGAATAACTTGGAATTATATATGAAAGACGTTGTAATTAATATACCTTCAGTTTCATTTCCAAGTCAATTTGCTACTGATGCGGAAAAAGCGTCAGAAGGATTCGGTCTTCTTGTGGGGCAAAGTATACAGGCGGAATGGTTCAGGAAGGACGGTAATCAGTGTAGGTATTACAACCAATGGAGAGACTTTCATCGGCTGAGGCTTTATGCAAGAGGCGAGCAGTCTGTTCAAAAATATAAGAATGAACTAGCTATTGACGGAGACCTGTCTTACCTAAACTTGGATTGGACTCCCGTTCCTATTCTTCCAAAGTTTGTGGATGTTGTTGTTAATGGTATGTCTGACAGGTTGTTTAAGGTTAAGGCGTATGCTCAAGATGCAATGTCTCAATCAAAAAGAAGCAAGTATCAAGACATGGTTGAGGGTCAAATGGCAGCTAAGGATGTCTTGACTACAATACAAGAGTCTACAGGAGTTAATCCATTCATGATGAACCCTGAAGAACTTCCTCAAACAGATGAGGAGTTGTCTTTGTACATGCAGCTTAACTACAAGCCTGCAATAGAGATTGCAGAAGAGGAAGCTATCAATACAATATTTGACGAGAATCACTACCAAGATACTAGGAAAAGGATAGATTATGACTTGACCGTTATTGGTATTGGTGTTGCTAAACACGAGTTCCTTCCCGGTGCAGGAGTTGAGGTGTCTTACGTAGACCCTGCAAACATTGTCTATAGTTATACCGAGGACCCATTCTTTCAAGACTGTTTTTATTGGGGTGAGATAAAGACACTGCCAATAACTGAGCTTCTCAAGATAGACCAAAGTCTTACTCCTGAGCAGCTTCAAGAGATTTCAATGTACAGTCAGAGTTGGTACAACTACTATAATGTTGCCCAATTCTACGAGAATAGTTTGTTCTATAGGGAAACTTGTACATTGCTTTACTTCAACTACAAGTCAACAAAGAAGATAGTTTACAAGAAGAAGATTCTTGAAGGCGGTGGTGCTAGAGTAATTGAGAAGGACGATACGTTCAACCCTCCCGTTGAGATGATGGAAGAGGGTAAGTTTGAGAAGATTGAGAAGACCATAGATGTATGGTACAATGGTATCATGGTTATGGGAACCAACATTATTCTTAAGTGGGAGATGGCAGAGAACATGGTAAGACCAAAGTCTGCTAGCCAACACGCTTTACCAAACTACGTAGCTGTAGCACCAAGGATGTACAAGGGTGTTATTGAGTCATTGGTCAGAAGGATGGTTCCATTTGCTGACTTGATTCAGATTACCCACCTAAAGCTTCAGCAAGTTATTGCCCGTACTGTACCTGATGGTGTCTTTATTGATGCTGATGGATTGAACGAGGTTGACTTAGGAACGGGCAATGCCTACAATCCCGAAGATGCACTTAGGCTTTACTTCCAAACGGGTAGTGTTATTGGTAGAAGTTACACCCAAGATGGTGACTTTAATAATGCTAGGGTTCCAATCCAACAGCTTACTTCTAACTCAGGAGCTAGCAAGACGCAGATGCTGATTGCAAACTATAACCACTACCTTGATATGATTAGGTCTGTAACCGGACTTAACGAAGCTAGGGATGGTTCTACTCCCGACCCGAACTCTTTGGTTGGTGTGCAGAAACTAGCAGCACTCAATTCAAATACCGCCACTAGGCATATCCTTGAAGGAGGATTGTTCATTTATCGTTCATTAGCAGAAGCTTTGACGTATAGAATCGCTGATATTCTTGAGTATGCTGATTTCAGAGACGACTTTGCCAATAAGATAGGCAAGTATAATGTGTCTATTCTTAATGACATTAGTGACTTGTACATTTATGACTTTGGTATTTTCATAGAGATTTCTCCTGACGAAGAACAGAAGGCTCAGCTTGAAGCGAACATTCAAATAGCTTTGTCCAAGGGTGACATAAATCTTGAGGATGCCATTGACATCCGTGAGATTAAGAACCTCAAGTTGGCAAATCAGTTGCTTAAGATGAAGAGGATTAAGAAGCAGGAAAGGGAGGAGAAGATGGCAATGCAACAGCAGGCTATGATTTCTCAGCAACAGCTTAAGTCTCAGGAGATGGCAGCTCAGACAAACATGGCTAAGATACAGGCTGAGACTCAATCTAAAATGCAGATTAAGCAATCTGAGGCTGCCTTTGACATTGAGAAGTTGAAGGCTGAAGCTGAGCTAAAGAGGATGCTGATGGCAGAGGAGTTTGGCTACAACATGCAACTTGCCGGGATACAGCAAAGTGCATTGGGTGCTAGGGAAACTCAGAAGGAAAAAGAGAAGAATGCCCGGATTAGCAAGCAGAATACTGAGCAATCAAAACTTATAAACCAAAGAAAAAATAACCTTCCACCAATAAACTTTGAGTCAAACGAAGATTCATTGGATGGTCTTAGCATGGGCGAATTTGAGCCTCGTTAAAAAGGTATTTATTTTTTGTATAAATTTGTAGCAAAATCATATCAAATGGAATTTACTGTAAGAGCAATTGACAATTCTGACGTTAAGAGCGTTCAGGAAGTTGAGAAGGAGTTACTTGAAAAGCATGAGCAAGAGATTAGTGGACAGGTAGATAATGCAGTTACTATTGACAATACAAACTTGCATCTATCAGCTGAACCCACAAATGAAACTTCTGAACTAACAGAAGACCAAGTTCTTTCATATATTGGAAAGCGATACAATAAGCAAATCAATTCATTCGATGAGTTGATGGCAGAACGAAAGGAGAGTGGAGACATGCCTGAAGATGTTGCTGCTTATATGAAATTTAAGAAGGACACAGGAAGAGGATTCGATGACTTTGTCAAATTGAGAAAGGACTACGATTCAATTCCTGCTGACGAAATTCTTAAAGAATACCTTTCTGTAACTCAAGATGGTTTAGATGAAGATGACATTGAAACCTTGATGGATGATTACAGATATGATGAGGACATCGATGATGATTCTACAATCAAAAAAGTAAAAATCGCTAAGAAAAAAGCTTTAGCGGAAGCTAAAAAGTTCTTTAATGAACAGAAAGAGAAATACAAACTCCCACTTGAGTCAAGTGGTGCAGGTGTTTCTGAATCTGAAAAAGAAGAATTTGAGGCATACCGTCAGTATATAAAACAGGCAAACACTGTACAGGAGGAAAACGACAGGAAGCGAAAGTGGTTTGAGCAAAAAACAGACGAGGTCTTTAGTAAGGACTTTAATGGTTTTGAGTTTAATCTAAATGACAAGAAGGTTACTTTTTCTCCCGGTAATCCTGCAGAATTAAAAAACATGCAATCTAACCCAATGAACTTCATAAGCAAGTACTTGGATGAAAGCGGATTGATTAAGGATGCAGTAGGATACCACAAGGCTTTGTCTATTGCAATGAATCCCGACAGATTTGCCAAGTTCTTCTATGAGCAGGGTATGTCTGATGCCACTGAGGATGTAATGCGCAAGACAAAAAATATAAATATGTCTGAGCGTAGAGCACCTGAAGTTGTCAACAAAGGAGGAATGCAGGTAAAGGCGGTGAGCCAAGATTCCGGAAGGGGTCTAAAAATCCGCAGTATTAAAAAAGTTTAATAATTTAAAAAACAAA